GCGGTAAATCAATATCATACAAATCAGCACACCGAACGAGGTGGGCAAAGACCTTATCATAGAGGTCCCTACCATGAACGGCACATTCATGAAGTAAATTGACGACAATGTCACCAATCAACCTGCGATCAAACGAGACAACACCCACATCTTGGTCATATGTATGTGGTTTTCCAGTAGTCCAATCCATCATCCTCTGGATTGAATTCAGATCAAGCGCACCAAAGTAGCGTCGTGAGACTGATAACCTCTTGAAGGTGCGTTTCAAGAAGTTCATCTCAGCCATGTCCTTGTATGGCCTCGTGATCATGCCCTTGTCTGCCGGTGTGACTGTCAACCCAAGCAGTGAACACTCACGTGAGTAACTGTCAAAATTGAACCACTCAAGCAATGCTGGATGCACAGTAATCATGTTGTCATCTCCGTAGAATGAGCACCTGACGTATTTCATGAAATGATAGAAAGACGCCAACTTTGGTGCATGAACCCGAGCAAGCTTAATAAACGTGTAGCCTGCATAGATCCAATTGATTAGAGAATTATCGAGTGCAGTCTGCGGTTGTCCAGTCATCTGACCACCCGGCATCTGCAAAATCACATCCTTATACAATACGAAAGCTCCATGCATGCATTCGTGTAGGTGGTAGCGCACTAGGTCGTCCTCTGGTTTCCAGTCCTTGTCACAGACCTGATGTATGCGATTGTAGATGCGTGGAAGTCTTTGCATTAGCTCCATTGGTACCGTCGCATCCCAGGCTTTGAAATCACAATCAAAACCTGCCTCTCCAACTTCAACATGCCAATCATAGAGCCCCTGCCAGTCTGAACTTAGGGGATCAATTCCTATTTTGATGGGAATCTCTCTAAAGATAGTCGTAAGCACAGCTGAGACACTGTGGCGATACATCCTGTCAGCCAAAGTGTAGTCGATCGGTGAGGCAATGATGGATCTTGAAGCTGACTGTGCAATTTTTAAAAGCTTGAGTGGTTCATCCTTCAAAGCTCCATGAAAGACAACTGCAGAACGTTCCCTACGTTTAGCCGTTGAAATCAATTTATCAATCGAATGATGCAAAAGTCTGCCGTGTTCAGTTTCAGCAATATGGAAGATGCCATCATCTTGGAGCGTGAAAAGCTTTGCTTTTGTCAACACGCCCATCGCAGTCCATGGAAACCCTGGTGAGCTTTGTCTATAGATTGGATTGCTACCTGGAATGTCCGTGCAACGGTTGATTGCCTGAAGTTTTGTCAATACCCTGACCTTGTAATTGGAATGTTTGACTCGTACTGCAAGGTGTTCGGCTATGGCGTCAGCGACGTGGTCGAGTAAATCGAAGTCGATGTCAAAATGTGGCCTATCCCATTTCATGATGGCAAGTTCAAGAGGATCAGCGACAGTGCAACGAGAATCAAAGCGAGACAAAATAGATGGTTCGAAAGATTCCCCGATCTGTAGCCCTGCGAATGGACTGTTATGATACTTAGTCTTCGTGGGATAGAACTGGATGAATGGTTTGCCATTTCTGAGTGGTTGTCCAACTACCTTAATCAACGAACCTTCGATATCTAGAGGCTCTTCGAAGAGGTGCACACTCTGATGTGGTAGAACCGTAATCGACTGGTCATTAGACTCATTCAGAACTGGCAAGTCACTCTGATACAAGCGAACGCCCATCCCAACTGTCGAGTTGCCCCCTGAATGAAATCCTAAAAGTTTCTGTGGATAACTTGGGTTAATGATGAAAATTGGACAACCACAGTCACCCTTCTTTGTCTGCACTGGTCCAGTGGTCAGGCCTGATGAATACCCCGTGTAATCAAAGCCATATCGCTTGACTCCTTCAACGTCTCTAGAAATGTTTTCCTTGAGTTTCATATTCTGCAAAATGAGCTTGTTGCCATCCACTCTCAGGAAGAAAGCATAATTTCCTGACAGGTCCTCAT